GTAAATCCGCACTTGTTAAATTGCTATGTGTTAAGTACGGCGCCATAGTAACAGCTGGTAAAGGTGCCGATATGAAATATCAAATTGCTAAATATGTTGAGAAAAATGGTGAAGGTCCCAACATTGTGATTTTTGATATACCGAGGGCAGTGTTAGATTATGTATCCTATCAAGGGATAGAAGAAATTAAAAATGGATGTTTCGCTAGTAGTAAATATGAAAGTGAAATGGTGATAATGAACTCTCCGCATATCCTATGCTTCGCGAATGAACTTCCAGATGTGGAAAAACTTTCAAAAGATAGATGGAGATTTCACGATTTAAATCCTGAAATTGAAAATCCAGAGTAACTGTGTTCTACGCTTGCGCTCAACGTAATTACACCCTTCGGGCGCGCTTCGCTGTAATTACATTTCACCGCTGCGCCTCACTTCGTTCGTTGCGTGTCACTGCCCCTATAAGAAAAGTAAAGTCCTTTATTTAGTATAAGTTATAATCTTATATATGTTTAAAATTATAAGTTGTATTTTATTTTTTTGGGATGTAATGGTCTTGCGATTACATAGTCCGCGGACCGAAGGTCCAAATCCAAAATTGAAAAGTTAAAAGTTTAAGCAGAAGTTCCATTTTGGTCTCTCCAAGAAATCTGTCGCAAAATTGACATACGTTCAGGTATGCGGAAACCCGCTGATATTACACACCATTCGAGCTGGCGTGGGTCTACCGACTGATGAAACATCGGATAAGTAATCGGGTTAGAACCCGCTGATGTAGAATTCAAATCACATTTAATCACTGGTGAATTTTTGTAACTTCTATTTACAGTACAGAATTTTGTAATGCCGGTGGCGACACCGGTCTTATTGGAAACCTTAATCCATTTTGTCTGTACGATTTCCCAATACTGTGTATTTATGATGTTGCGATTTAACATATAGTTTTCCGCAAGATTACAGAACTGGCCTAATCCCTTAGGCATAGTGAGGTCGTGGTAGATACTGTCTAATAGTATTTTCTTAGGCCTGACTACGTCAATTCTCATATAGCAATCACGTTCGTTTGCTGGATAGGCGTTGAACTCAAACTCAAACTTCACAGAAGTTCCTAATGGTTTGTATGCTTCCGGACTGACTACGTCGTCCTGCGCCTTAATGTGTGGATTGAGGTCACGGGCGGTGCCGACAAGGGGCGAGGGGACCCAAGTATCAAAACGTGTAAATACCTGACCGTTGCCGTTTGTATCTACATAAAACATAGGTGCTTTTTCATTATGTCCGGTGGTGGTGTTCCGTCCAATAAACTGGTTGAGGCAGAAACACAAAGGTTTAGAACCCTGAAAAGGAATTGTGGCTGAGTGATTACTCTTTACCCACGTGAGTTGCTCCGAGCGTTTTTGATATAATCCCATACGGGAAAGTTGAAGACTTTTCACCTGGCGGCTCAATGTCATTATGGCGGCGCGGTTGTTTGCGACTTTCTGGCTCGCTGGCTTTTTACCAGAAACTCGGCGATATTTATTAATAGCCCTCTTAACAGGTGTATTAACTGTCTTTTTAGAGTATCGACGGCGCTTGTAGTTCGCATATGGGGGCATTCGTTTTTATATATAGCAAAGAAAATAATTTCTTGAATTAAACGCGTTTAATTTTTGAAAATAAAATATTACATTTTTATAAAATGTCAGAACCAATGGTTCCAATGGTTCCGGAGGGGGGTAATACTAAAACCCCCTCCGTTGGTAGAATATCGCCGAGTATTAAGTGGTGTTTTACTCTTAATAATTATACAGATGAGGAATATGGTTCCATAATTCAAGGGTTTGAGAGTTCTGCGAGAAAGTTTATCATCGGCGATGAAGTTGGTGAAAATGGTACGCCTCATTTACAAGGATACGTGGAGTTTAACAACAAGTTAAGGCCGTTGTCTTTAAAATTAACAAATCGGCTTCATTGGGAAAAAGCAAGAGGTTCAAGTGATGAAAATTATAAATATTGCTCAAAAGAAAATGTTAAAATCTGTAAAGGGTGGCCTAAGCCAATTAAGATAATCACAGAATTGAGACATTTCCAAAAAGAGGTTGTTAAAATGGTAGAAGAAGAACCAGATGATAGGTCTATACATTGGTATTATGATTACAAAGGAGGTAGTGGTAAATCCGCACTTGTTAAATTGCTATGTGTTAAGTACGGCGCCATAGTAACAGCTGGTAAAGGTGCCGATATGAAATATCAAATTGCTAAATATGTTGAGAAAAATGGTGAAGGTCCCAACA